AACGTCGATGAATCAATACGACAATAATTTTATTAACAAACCTAAAAAGTTTTTGTTAGACAATTCCTCAGACCAATCAACAACAGAAAGGTACAAGGAACTTTGTGATCAATACGGATTTGAACACATAAAGAAAGATAATTTAGGTATTTGTGGTGGGAGACAATGGATTGCTGAACACGCTGACAGTAATAATTTTGATTTTTATTGGTTTTTTGAAGATGATATGTTCTTCTACCCCCACGAAGGAGAGGTATGTAAGAATGGATTCAATAGGTATGTGAAAGACCTTTATAAGAGTTCAATGGAAATCACCAAAACACATAATTTTGATTTCTTAAAATTAAACTATACTGAATTCTTTGGTGATAATGGAACTCAGTGGTCTTGGTATAATGTCCCCCAATCATTTAGAGAAACCAGATGGCCCGAAAAGAGTCAGTTACCAGTCCAAGGACAAGATCCTAACGCTCCAAGAACATTATTTAGAAACATTAGAAGTTACAAAGGAGTACCTTTTATCGATGGTGAAATTTACTATTGTAACTGGCCTCAAGTTGTGACAAAAGAAGGGAACAAGAAAATGTTCCTAACTGAAAAATGGGCACATCCGTACGAACAAACTTGGATGAGTTATATGTACCAAGAAACTGTTGCGGGTAATTTAAGGCCTGGTATGTTATTGATGACACCAACCGAACACGATAGATTTGAATTTTACGATAGAGGTCTGAGAAAAGAATCCTAACGGGTATTTATAATAAAATACTATCTATGGATTTTTTCATAAAAAAGAATGCTACATTACCCCTACTGAAAATGCAAGTGGTGCAAGACGGTAGAAGTGATTATCAAGGATTTATGGAATCTTTGGAGGACGCCACGATTTCATTTACTATGATAAATGAAGCTACAGGCATCCCCAAAATTGTATCGAGACCCGCGTACATCGTTGAATTAATCGGATTAGACCCAAACGCACTTCCCGAATACTACGTTTATTACCGATTTACCAAAAGGGATACGAACACTGTTGGTCGTTATGTTGGTCAATTTTTGATCAAATACAATCAAGGTCTGTTGGGTGGACCACAAGGAGATTTGATAGTACCCCTAAGAGATGAACTTTTCATCAATATCCAAGAAAGTTTCATATCTGATTCACCCTGTTGTTGACGGGACAACCTCCAACTTGTATATTTATGATTGAATGAGTAAGACAAATTCCACATCACGTGGAAGATAATGTGTCACTCGGTAAATTATACATATAATGATCACAAACGAAGAAATTAGATCTTTTTTGGAGGGTAACGACCCCGAAGAATTTATCGTAGCTATTGAATTTGACTACGTAACAGACTCAATATACAAAATCAAAGAAATCCCTGGTAAAGGAAAGGCTATTATCAAAGATAACTTTGTGCCGTTTGCTTGGGTTGGAGACCTTAAGGGTCTAAATTTTTATAACGGTTCCAAATTGGAACAAAAAGCCGCCATGTCCAAACACAAGATTGTGATTGAGAAAATGGAAACCCATGGTAATGAACGATTAGAAAATGGACTTACCTTCTTGGTAAAATGTTTGGGTGGGTATCGTGCCCTGACTCAGTTTTTCCGTGAGGGTGGAATTGATCCTTGGGGTGAAAAAGTTAGAGATTTATTTCTTATGTTACCACCTGTTGAACAATATCTGATTCAGAAAGAAAAACGACTATTCAAGGGTTATGAAGAATACAACGATATAACTCGATTTGTATTTGACTTGGAAACAACTTCATTGGAGCCAAAACACGGTCGGATCTTTATGATTGGGATGAAAAGTAATAAAGGTTTTCATGAAGTTATTGAGTGTGATACTGAAGAGAAAGAACGTCTTGGACTAATTAAGTTCTTCGATACAATAGATTATCTAAAACCATCAATCATCGGTGGATATAACTCATTCAACTTCGACTGGTACTGGATTTTTGAGAGATGTAAAGCACTTGGATTAGACGTAAAAAAGATATGTAAGTCGCTCAACCCTCAACGAACTATTTCTCAGAAAGAACAAATGTTAAAGTTGGCTAACGAAGTTGAGCGTTATCCACAAGTATCTATATGGGGATACAACACAATTGATATTCTTCATTCTGTAAGACGAGCTCAAGCAATCAACTCGAATATCAAAAGTGCTGGTCTTAAGTACATTACCCAATACTTAGAAATCGAAGATGACGATCGTGTCTACATTGATCACACCGATATTGGACCATTTTATTCAAAAAAAGAGGAATTTTGGTTAAATGTAGAGAATGGTAAATACAAAAAGGCCGACAATCCGAAGTTCGAGGATCTTGATAAGAGATTTCCGGGTGTATATGAAAAGGTTACAGGCGACAAGTTAGTTGAGATGTATCTTGATGATGACTTGGAAGAAACATTAAGAGTGGACGATGAGTTTAATCAGGGTTCATTCCTATTGGCCTCTTTGGTACCAACAACTTATGAACGAGTAAGTACGATGGGTACTGCCACATTGTGGAAAATGATTATGTTGGCTTGGTCTTATAAATACAACTTGGCCATCCCCACTAAAGAAACAAAAACAGACTTTGTTGGAGGTCTTTCACGTTTGATCAAGGTAGGTTATTCGACTAATGTATTGAAGTTGGACTTCTCCTCACTATACCCATCTATCCAATTGGTTCACGATGTATTTCCAACATGTGATGTTACTGGTGCGATGAAGGGATTACTCAAATACTTCAGAGATACTCGTATTCTATACAAACAACTTGCGGAAGAATTTTCGGAATCTGATCCCAAAAAATCAAAATCTTACGATAGAAAACAATTACCGATCAAAATCTTCATCAACTCCATGTTCGGAGCATTATCAGCTCCTCAGGTATACCATTGGGGTGACATGTATATGGGTGAACAAATCACCTGTACTGGTCGTCAATATCTACGTCAAATGATTTCTTTCTTTATGAATCGTGGTTATGAACCTTTGGTTATGGATACGGACGGTGTAAACTTTTCGGCACCAAAGGATGTTGAATCAAGAAAATATATTGGTCGTGGGTTGAATTGGAAGGTAAAGGAAGGTAAGGAATATACAGGTGCTGGTGCAGATATTGCCGAGTATAACGATATATTCATGAGAGGTGAAATGGCCTTGGATAATGACGGTGTTTGGCCATCCTGTATCAACTTAGCTCGTAAAAACTATGCTCTTATGACCGATTCAGGTAAAATAAAATTAGTTGGGAATACAATCAAATCGAAAAAATTACCTGGTTATATTGAGGATTTTCTTGATAAGGGAATTAAAATGTTACTTAAGGGACAAGGTAAGGAATTTGTTGAATACTACTATGAATACTTAGAGAAAGTACACAACCAACAAATCCCTCTTATCAAGATTGCGCAAAGAGCTAAAGTGAAACAAACTTTAGACGATTACAAATTCAGATGTACTCAAAAAACTAAAGCAGGATCATTGATGTCAAGACAGGCTCATATGGAGTTGGCAATTCAAAACAATATGTCAGTTAATTTGGGGGATATTGTGATGTATGTAAATAATGGTGAAAAAGCGTCTCATGGTGATGTACAAAAAGTTCCCGCAAAAAAATACTCTGAACTTCAAAGAGAAAGACACTTCAAAAAAACCGGTGAAGTATTACAAGATACCGATTCTAGAGTTCAACTAAATTGTTATTTGTTAGACCAATCTGAATTGGAGACAAATCCTGAAATGACGGGTGATTATAATGTTGCTAGAGCGGTTTCTACTTTTAACAAACGAATTGAACCGCTAATGGTTGTGTTCCAAAATGAAGTTAGAAAAAATCTTCTCGTTGATGATCCTGAAAAACGAGGTATCTTTACATCAAGTCAATGTGAACTTTTGAATGGACATCCACTATCCGACGGTGACCAAGATGACCTAAATGATGTACTTACAGTATCAGATCAGGAACTCAATTATTGGGGAAGACGTGGTTTGAATCCGACATACATGTATGATGTTGCGGAAAAAGGATGGGAAAATAAAGTGGTAGAATTACCAAATTTTCAAACCATCCGAGGAAAGGATGTACCAACCCTTGTTGATATTAACTAATTCGATACAAGCACCTTTTTCTAAACTAATTTCATCCCATTCTTCATCAATTCTACCTGAATCAGGTTTGATAATGACATTAGTCATGGCTTTGATTTTAACCTTATCGGTGGTGATTGAATTTAAGGTCAAATCACATGAGTCGATACCTCTGATTACAATGGCGTACTCACCGTTTGTGGAATATTTTTTTTCAGAAACAATTGCAGATTCAGATGTTCTTACTTTGTTTCCGTTTATAATTTTTTCTACGGGAATTGTTTTGATAATAGACATTATACTACAGTAATTGGAATTGTCATCGGCCTATATTTCAACTGAGTGTTTAAGTTAGTTGCAATTTCGGATTCTTTTTTCATTTGATTTTCAGGACGTAATCTTTCTAATCTTTGTTGAAGTTCGGTAAGTAAAGTTACTTTTTCATCTTTAGATTCTGTTTGTAACGATTGGTAATCCATTTGAACTTCACTATCAGGAGTTTTGAGATTACCACTAAACTTACCACGAACCCTAGCTAAAGTTTCTTTACAGTACGCAGTAAACCATCTTCTAACCCAAATTTTAGCAGGTTCATTCAAGTCAATCCACATCAATTCACTTAAAGGTACGTCAGAAGGAAGTTTCACAATGTCAGGATTATCTTTTAAACACAAATCTCTTTCGTCACCACATACCTCGTAATACCAATACCAAACTTTACCTCTTGATAATTCTGAATCTCCATAGTCAAATTTTCCACCAGGTGTGTTAAATAACCATACCGCTTTTTTCCCGTCAGGTAATGCGGTAACTTGATATTGTAAGTCCGGTTGTATTAGTCGTCTTTTTACGTTGACATCCTGTAGGCGAGACATCACATCATACGATGAGAAGAAAAAGTATCCACCACCACCAGCACCTGTCTGAGCAAACCCACCAGGTCCACCTAATCCACCCGGACCTCCAAGAGCACCAAACGACCATGGATCAAATAACATACTATTAGCCTCGGCCGGTGAAAACCATAATAACTGATTTATTTCTCTACAGGCGGGAATTTCGTAAATTTGTTGGTTCGGTACAAGATCAAAATAATCTCTCTTAAGTACGTAAGGACCAGCATTTTGTAGTCCAGCAATTTTAGAATATGCGTAAGTGTACTGAGTTTCCCAATCCAAACTCCTTCTTATCAAAGCGTTTGCTAATGATTCAGTTTCCAAATTCAAACCATACAAAGATGTCCATTGTGATTCGATTAACCAATCCTGAGTATATTGGGCGTAATCCCCAATTGATAATTCCAATAAAGAATCCATCATCTCATATTCCAATTCTACGGCTCTGAGAGGTGCGCCCAACAAATTTAGAATTCTATTATAGAGTCTAGTTCTTTCTGGTTCAGGGATAACTGCCATGTCGGTTTTTTTTATATAAATATCCTATTATTAGAATTGATACAAAATAGACGACTCAGGGAAGTAATACGCCCCATTTTTGATTTGTGAGTCTTTGTTATCAAAAACAACGATATCTCTTCCTCTTCTGACAAAAACCATCCAATCGGTCTTGTATTTCTTAACATTTGCGGTACCATCTATTCTGAGTTCACCATCTTCTTTGGTTATAGAGTCATACGGTTTGATTTGCGCGGTGTATATTTGTCCATCGATTTTGATTTTCATATCCACACCCATCATGTCTTCTTTACTACCTAACTCACCAATTCTGTTAATATTTTCAAGACCAAACTTCTCTTTGAATTTTACCTCAACAACATCTTCTGTCTTATTTCCTTTTCCCGAAGTTTGACTCAAAACCCTAAAAATTGTTTGAAAGGTTTTTGAATTTGGATCAAAAATTCTGAACTTAAGTTGATTGATAAAACCTAACATTCTAGCCATTTCATTGATCTGATCTTCCTTGTTTTTTTCATCAAAGTTAATCGGTTGCATATTTGCTCTAACTAAGACCAAGTTTAGGTCACGAAGTAGGGGACAAAATGCGCTATAATTTGTGTTCAGGTAATTGATAATTGACCTACCTGGTTTTTCTAAGTCATAGACACCACTACTGGTATTTGGAGCGTATTCGTTTCTCTCGTAATGTTTATCCTTGAAAACATCTGATAAAAAACCCATTATACCATCTTGATACATCTTCAAAACTTTCTGATTATTATTGAACATCCCTCTGATTTTGGTCCTTTCTTGATCGGAACATGATGATACTTTGTTTTGTTCCTTCAAAATTTGTTTTGCGGAATTACTCTCTTGAATATTTTTCTTGGTCAATCTTTGCAATTCTTCCTCAACAAATTCCCAATTTACAACTTTCCAAAAGTTTTTAATATATTCATCTCTTTTGTTCCTGTATTTGAGGTAATATGCGTGTTCCCAAAGATCCAATCCCAATAATGGATGACCACCTTCTTTTATAACATTCATAAGAGGATTATCTTGATTGGCGGTTGTCATAATTTTGAGGGTACCTCTTTTCGTTAGTACAAGCCAAACCCAACCTGATCCAAATCTCTTTTTTGCATATTCTTCAAACTTTTTTTTGAAGTTGGTGTAGGATCCAAAGTTTGAATTAATCTTTTTTAGAATTTCATCTTTTGGTTCCATCTCGGTTGGAGACAGCATTTTCCAAAAAATTGCGTGGTTGTAAGCACCACCTGCGTTGTCACGTACGGATTTTGAAAAACGTTCAATGGTTTTAATTATTTCCTCCAACGATAAGTCACCATTTTTTCCTTCCAAAGCGTCATTGAGTTTGGAAATATATCCTTTATAGTGTTTGTTGTAGTGGATGTTCATTGTTTCTGGATCAATGAACTGACGTAAGGCTGAATATCCGTAAGGTAATTTTTCTGCTCTGATTTTTTTGGCTTCGTGAAGTTGTTCTTCGTTTTGACGGATACGTTCTTCCAGTAATTGTATTTTGTTTTTTATATTTCTCATATCTTGGGTACAATCATTTATTAATTATAAATACCCCCAACTTGTTATCTTCTACTATTAATTGACTTGAGAATTTCTTCAACGTAGTCACCCGATGATTCTTTGTCCCCCATCACGGTTTCAAAAATATCTTTTTTCTTACGTAGGATGTCGTAAATAATCCCTTCAATTGTGTTGTCAAAAATGGGGTAATAAACCAGTACATTATTTTTTTGTCCGTATCGGTATGCTCGGTCCTCAGCTTGTGAATGGTCTGATGGTAGGAACGATAGGTCGTTCATAACAACGGCTTCACCTGAGGTAAGGGTAATACCAGTTCCTGCTGCTTTTATGTTCCCAACAAAAACTTTTACCGTCTCATCATTTTGGAATTTGTCAACAGATTCTTGACGTTCTCTTTGGTTCATCGAACCATCAAGTCTAACCGCCTTTTTTCCAAAATGTTCCAAGATCATCTCCAAAGTTTTGGTGAAGTTGGTAAAGACAATTACTTTCTTATCCTGTTCGATAATGTTTTCACAGATTTCTATTGTGGATGATACTTTTTCTTGGGCTATGCACTGACGGACTTGAGTTAGTTTGGTGAACTGAAGGGTAAGAGAACCAGCGTCACCACTTTTATCGTAC